CATCCCCTAAACTACCCGCCGCAGTCGCAACGCCGTCTGCCGCCCGTGTAGCCGCGCTAAAAGCACCATCTGCTGCACTCTCTGCCTGTTCCCACGTGCCTACGGCATTTTCGCCTCGGCTTGCAATAACATCCAGTCTGTCGCTCATCTTGTCGATAAGTTCAAAAACAGCGGTTAAATTTGCCATATATCGTTTACCTCCTTTCCGTCATAATAAAAGCGAAATGAGAGGCTGCTTCCCGCACCCTCTCACCCTCATTCGCCATATACTGCCGTTACTTCTTTGTAACAGCAAACGCATCCAGCCTGCACGGGTGGTCCTTTTCCCATAGCTCACTGGCAATGTAAAACAGTTGCCGCTCCCGTGGCATCTCTGCAAAGTCCTCCATACGGAGATTGTGCCTCTGCCATAGGACGTGTGCCCAGTACTCATTACTGCCCGTGCGGCTGATTAGTTTTTTGCTTCGTCAATCGTTTCGTCGTCGGTCTGCCCATCCATCATACCGAGTGCGGTAAGCACAGCACGGGTAACGTGGCTATACTCATCAGCACGGGAGAATACAAGGGTAGGCATATCGGTAACGTCTGCACACTTGTAAAAATCCATCAGCTCCTTGTCTTTCAGGTTGGGATATACCAACGCTTCGACAATCATATGACGGGTGGCTCTCGCATTGTCCTTTTCGGTCTTGAATACCACCTCGCCATTGGCAATATAAGGCTGACCCTTTTTGTCAGTGGCAATAGCACGTTTACGGTAATTGTTGTTGATTTTGGTAATCTCGGCTTGGCTCAACACACGAATTTCGAGGTCGATAACCTTTCCGTTCTCATCAACAAAGCTGTCAGGACCAGGTACAGAAACGACCTCGTCCTTGTGTTCACGCATAAAATAATTCAGGTTTTTAGCCATAACAGTTTAAGCTCCTTTACAAAATTTTGGTGTATATATGGGAATAAGCCCCTGCTCCAAATAGCGGGGCAGGGGCTGGGTGTTAAACGATGTCCTTTGCGTTGAAAGAAACGGCATCATCAACAACGTTGCCCTCGCTGTCCAGAGCAGTGAGAGGAATATCGCCAGTGAGTACACAGCCTACGCAAGTAACTGTGTCTGCACCATTCTCGGCATAATAGTCGCTGTTCGCATCATCCATAATGCCCTGAATGGTAAATTCAGGCGTGGACTTACTGTCCATATACTTCTTGATTGCCTCTTTCAGCCAAGGAGTGCTACGACGGCGGGTAATCGTGCCAGTGATGGCATAACCTAACCAACGGGAGCTGGGAGTGCTCTCGCCGAGCTGCTTGCCAGTCCATACATCAGGCGTAACCTTGATTTCGCACTTTACGCTGTCCATACACTCCACACCGTCAATAAAGACTTTACCCTCACGGAGTGAAATGGGATTTTTGTTGTATTCCATCATAGTTCAGGTCCTCCTATCTTATCGAGTTGTAACAGTGAAGAACAACTTTTCAGCACTGTCCACAGGCTTAATGCCTACGTTGAAATAGGTACGGTCGCCAGCACTGTTCTCTCTGTCAACGAGGAAGTCGTTGTCATAATCAACGCTGTCGATTGCACCAGCCTCCGCATACACTTTCAGCACACTTCTTCCGATGCCCTCCATCACGTCCCAACCAGTGCTGTTATTATCATACTTGTTGGGAGGGAAGTTGAGTGCAAGGCTATCGTGGAAGCTGTCAAGCACACGGATAATTCTGTTCTTGCAGTAGCTTTCGCCCTTACCATCTGCAAAGGTAACAAGGGAGTTGATGTCATACTCAACCACAACGTTGCCAGCCTCGGAAACAGAGAAGAAAAATTCACCGTTCTGGATAGCAGCAACGGCTTCCTCGTGGCTCTTAACACCAACAACGGCAGTCGCTCCATCTACCTGACGATAGGTGTTGCTCTGCACGTAGGAAGCTCCTGCGGTCATACCAGCAACAAAGGCAGTCGCCTGTGCGTTGGTAAGCTCCACATCATCAAGGGCATAGGAATTGGTAACGTTGATAATACCCTCGTAATCGCCAGCATAACCAGCGACAACCGCCTGTACCTTTTTGCCCTCATTCTCTCGCATATACTTGATTTTGGTCTTTACTGCTGCAAGGATGGTGCTGTCAGTAACAGGCATCGCCATAGTGTTGAACTTCACACCGTCCGCTGCTTCAAGGAAAGCAGTAATTTCGGCATTCGTGGTAGTGCCACTTGTACCGCCAGTGAGCGTAACACCAGCAACAGCGGAAAGGTCGCCGTTTGCGGTAAAGGTGATGTACTCACTTCCTGCAAGAGCATCCGCACTGGTAATACCCTCGTACTGCTCAACCTTACTGCCGTCAAGGTAAACCTCCACATCGAAACCGCCAACGGGATTTGCTACCACATTGTAGGTGAGCTTGTTACCTCTCGTGCCCTTATACTTGGCAACAGCGGAAAGACCACCGCCAGTGCCAGTTGCCGCTGCCGTACCCTCTGTGCAAATATACACAATAACGGTGGCAGCATTCTTGAACGCTTCACGAATGAGCAGCATATTGCCAGCCGCATCATTATCGTAAACGCTGTAACCCAGCTTCGCACGTGCCGCATCCACCGCACCGCCATTGAGTGCAATCATCTCGCCCGCAGGACCATAATCGGTGTTAATAAGCGGGATGATGGCAATACCTCTGGCAGCACCTTTAATGCTTGCCTGTTCGGAGCTGATAAAATTGACATAAGTGCCAGGGCGTACCTTGCCCACAGCCTTATCAAAAGTGCCTCCTGCCATTTATTTGACCTCCTTTTTGCACCATTTCTCGATGATGCTCTTAATTTCTTCGACGGTATATTCTCCCGTCATTCCAGTTGTCGCCCCCACGAACACGACTGTGGGAACTCCAAAAAGTTTTCGACAATGTTTCTGCAACACATCGAGCGAATATTTTGGCTCGTTTGCCGCAGTAGCTTCAACGGTGTCGCCCGTTTTCTGCTTTGCCATATTCTTTTACCTCCTTGAAATAAAATCCCGTAGAAACGATTTTCACGCATCTGCCGAGTATTCAGGTTGTGGGTATTCTTCCGTATCAATGCTGACCGATGCACTGGCAACGGCTGTCGAGCTGACTTCCGTATAAACGTCGGGATTTTTCCAGCCCTCAACCTCCCAGTATTGCATCTTAATCGCCGTATCAGCATCATACGGTCTGCGGCTCACCCAGTCCACAGTAATCTGCACCACACCCGTGTCGATGGTTTTGATGCTTGGGTCATTCAGACGAAGTTTCTCGCCCGTATATTCTCCTTGCTCATCCACTAACGGCACAAGGTTTCGCCCTCTTTTCAACGCATCCAGCACAAGGAATGCCCTCCTGTGTGCTTCCTCGGTTGTCTCGCACATAACGTTGATATACCAGACGTATTCACTCGCATACGTGCGGAACGTCTCACCTCGTGTGTTAATTTCGGGCTGCGGAAAATACATTGCAGGGAACTCGAAGCCCTCCTGCACATCGTAGTAATACGGCTTTGGATTTTCCGCATAATGCAGTGCAAATCGCATAATGCTTGCAATCTCTTGTTCAAGCATCATCATCCATCGCCTCGCTTTCGCTATACGCTAAAATAGTTATCAATCCATTGCTGCAATTTCGCTTCCAGCAGTGACGGGTACATCTCGTTGAGAATACGCAATGCACTTTCCCAGAAATGTTTGCCTTGCACCCATTGCTGTTTGAGATACATTCCCGTATCGGCTGACGGGTCGTAAATAAACTCGTCTCCGCTCCACGTTCCTGGCACCCATCTGCCGCTTTGACCTTTCGGATTTGTCCAGTGTCCGTCATTCACATAGCCAGCATAGTCAATATTCGTTCCCACCTCCAACGTCAGCCCATCCACATTGAGCAGCCACACTCCGTCCTCGCTTCCCTTATGGAAACTGTTGAGCAGTAACCTTGTGTTGGTAACCTTTCGTCGGATAATCTCATCTTCGAGCACACGTAAAAACTCATTGCCCAGCCCCTCCAAAAACAGGGCAAGCTCTCGCTTAAAGTCTCCCTTTGCAGCTCTACTTAACTGCCCGAAGAACTCCCTGTATTCGTCAAGGTTGAAACTCACATAATCGCCCATTACAGTGGTTTCTGTGCATCAGTACGTTTGATAAACACAAACAGATGATGCCCTCTCACATTTCTCGGCAACTCGGCTGTATAAGCATAACCCGTGGACGGCTCCACAATTTTATCGTGAAGCCTTATATCCGTGCCAATCGGCAGAGTGAGCTTTATCTTCGCATCATACTCGTTCGCTGGCTGGTTTTGCTGTATCGTGTAACTAAATGACTTTACGCCAAAATGACAAGGAACGCTTGCCTCGTCAGGCTCATTGGGGTACGACAATGCGGCAGGGGAGGACGGTAAGCCATAACTCTGCTGCTGGCTTCCTTTAACAGCGTGGTAAATATCGCACGTGTGGTTGAAAAAGCCCTCTATGCTCATTTGGTCTTGCCTCCTCTCACAGTTTCCGCATCCTCATTGTAACGCCAGACTTTGCAGCGACCTTTACATACGGGTCGAGCAAAATCTTTACGTCAAGACTGTCTATGCTAATATAGGCATCATCGGACGTATAGGAATAGTCGTCAAACGCCTCGCTTTTCATTCTCCTGCCGCCACTCCTTGCATCGGCACACGCATTGTAAGCATACGCTTCCGCAAGGAGGATGACGGCAGTTTTAACGGCTTCTGGAATTTCATCGGCATCGGCAAAGTCGTTATTCGTATAAGAAATAACGTACTGTTCGGCTCTGGAAATATCCACTTGCAGCTTGCTTTCAGTACGGTTGCACACTTGGGTGTAATCGCTATACGCAATCACTTCCGCTGGTGTAACCCAAGGTCTGTTTGCCATAATGCCGCACCATCCTTTACTCGCCTTGAAGCTCCATCATAGCGGCACTGCCACCATTGGCAATGCTAATGGCTTCCAGAATATCTGCCTTGGTCTTGCATCCATCCAACGAAATGCCATTTGCTTCGGCATAAGCAGTAAGCTCTGCTTTTGTCATATCGGAAAGGCTTTCATAATCAGGAACGCTTTCGCTTTCTACAGCATCATTCTGAGCAACCTCCGCAAGCTCGCTGTAAAGCTCAAAAAAGCCCGTAGCTACGGCTGCATCTGCCTCGGCTTTGCTCTTTACCTCCACAATGGGATGCTTCTGTGTAGCGGTGATAAATCCAGTGTACGAGCGACCTTTGATTAGCTTGACCTTAATCATTGTTCGCACCTCCTACACCTTAAATCGCTGCCAGACCAGTAATAAGAGCGGCTGCATCCAGTTCCTCAACAACAGGGTCGAAGTCGAGATGGCATACATAGAAACGCTTGTCCTGCATAATGGCTTCCTTGCCCTCCACAGTCTTGCGGATTTTCACATCGTATGTGGTAATCTCGATAAGGTTCTTCGGGTCGGTGAGTATAATCTTGTCGTCAGGCATACTTGCACACTGCACAACAGGGATTGCCGCAGGGTCTTGCACTCTACCGTCAGTGATAATACCGCCATTGGAAACGGCACTGTTCAGGAGGGTGTAAATCCAATCCTGATAACGGTGAGGAGACATAATCCAACGGAGCTTGCCATTGTTGTACTTGTTAGGAAGTGCCTTTACAGCGGAATAGAACACGTCAAGGCTCATCGCTCCGCCATTCACAGAGGAACGGTCGATAACGTGACCGCCGTTAGCAATCTGCTTCAACCAACCATCGTTGATTTTGAGGAAGTCATAATCGTCAGCACCGCTATCGGCAGCACTATCGGAGTTAAGGTCAAGGTCCTCCAAATCAATACCGAGCTGGGTAGTCATAAGGTTGGTGACAATGCTCTCGAAGTTCTCGCCCTCGATATTCTCACGCAAAGTCTCTTCCGTAATCTCCCAAGGGAGACGGATAGCGGTAGTTGCGTAGGTAATCTGGTCGAACTTCGGATTTGCACGATAACCATCGTCGGTGTTCTCCACTTTCTGGCGAACAATTCTGCTGGAAATACCAATCTTGTCGATTTCGCCAGTCTTTGCAGTTCTCATCTCGTGACGGATGAGAGGACGGAGGCTTGTAGCCTCAAAAGTCTGCTGGATAAATTTACGAGCCTGCTCCGCATTGAGCAAGCCATAGGTAACAGAGGCAGTGTCGATAACAGCCTTTTCAATTACCTGTCTGTTAGTAATACTCATTTCTGTAATCCTCCTTGTTTAATTAAAGAATACCGTGGAGAAAATGCTTCTCTACGGGCTGGGTGTCGGAATTGCTGCCGTTATCATTCATAGCGGTAGGAACTCCACGTGCTTTGAGTACAGGGGCGATAGCCTTGGCAACTGCATCTGCCACCATCTCCTGCACCATCTCCTTGGAAACAGTGTCAGCTTCGGGAGTATCATCCTTGGGCTGCTCCTGCTCCAAAGCCTTTGCGACTGCGGATGATACAGCTTCCTGTACCATCTGTTCAACTTCTGCCTTGGTCACTTCTTTGTCCTCCTTGTCATCATCGTTATCCGTATCAGGATTGTCCTTTTCGTCATCCTGATTATCGGTGTCCTCATCGTCGGTTTTGACATCCTCAAACTGGGCAATGAATGTACCCAACGTTTCGTAAATGCCCTGCAAGGTTGCTCGGTTAGCACCGCTCATCTTCTTGCCCGACTTTTCCACTTTCTGCGGCTCATCTGCTGCAATCATCTTTGTAACAGGCTCACCCGAAAGCAGAATATCCTGAATAATTGTGCTGAACTCCGTTAGGGCTTCCTTGACCGTTTCCTCATCGGAAGCAAACTGTGCCTTGTCGGAATACCAATCGTATTTGCACAGCACATCCTCCAGCGTGTAAAACGCTTGCCAGAACGCACTGCTTTTCATACGCTCATTGTAGGTGTCGGACATTTCGCCCTTTTCCACAACGTCCATACCGAACATCGCTGCCAGCTTCTTAAATACGCCCTTTTTCTCGTTCTGCTCTGCCGTGTCGTTTTTCTTCACAGCATCAACCTTTTCGACATTTTCCAAGTCTACGTCCTCCTTGCTATAATTTCCAACACCGCCCATTGAAAAGCCAGTGATTTCGCCCTTTTCGATGGCATCCCAGATGTTCTGGTCTGCAATCTCTACCGTCATAAGCCAAGTGCCCTTTTGGATTGTCTCATCGCCAATAGAAAAATCGGCTTTCGCAATCCAGCTCTCGACCACGGTTGCACCGTCCAAAGGCTCAAACGAGTGCTGCAAATCAACCTTGCTGCCACTCTTTGCAAAGTAGTATGCCGCCTTTGTAATTTCTTCCTCGGTCATAAAATTGCCGTGGGCATCTTCTGCCAATGGCTCATATACAACACCAGTAACAAAGTGGTTGTCTGCATCCTTACGCACAATTCGTCCGCACGTGGTAAATGCCGCCTGTCCGTCCTCTGCCTTGGTGATAAGGAAACTTTTCAGGTTGGCTGCCTTGTCCACAAGACTAACGAACTGGATTTTTGCGTTCGTGATTTCGTATGCTTTCTTAACGTCCATCTTCTCACCTCCTCTCGGTTGGGATATATAGAAAAAGAGCTGCCAGCAGCTCCATTTCACAAATCGTTATTCGTCATCGATACCAGCCTTGGCTCTGTTTGCCTCATCAAGCTGGCGTTCCCATTCATCGTCCATATTGTCAATGGCTTCTTGCTGTAATTTCTGTCGTTCCTCCAAAGGCAAGCCCAGAACATCCTCGCTGACTACTGGCTCACTGATACAATGGCAGTTGATGCTTTCCTCTGGCGGTAACAAAACGTCTCTGGGGTACATCGGGTGATAAATCTCTCCGTCTGCTCCCGTCAATTCGTATGGCTCATCCACGTTCACGACTTGCCCGTCCATATCGACGTGGTTTTGTCGTGGCTCATTCTTGTAACTTCCTGTATGCCTCCACAGCTTTTGAGATACGGCAGGGGATTGCATAAACGCCTCCTGCTGGGCAACGCTGTGTGCTCTTAATACCTCTGTAACCGATACCGTTCTGGCTCTGTAATACTCATCACGGATGCCGCTATCGAGTATGTTACGGGTAAACGTGGCAATATCGTCGCCGTTCTCCAATCCTTTTGATAGGATTTTCTCAATCTCTTTATGGCTGTTGAGCTGCATAACGTCGCCAAGGTCTTTGCTCCAGCTCTCAATCCACGCCGTCGTCTGCTTGCTTATGCTCTCCAACGTCAACTGCTTGTCGGTCCTTTGTAGATAAATCTCCACAACGTCAGGCATAAACTCCGACAGCCTTTCGGTAAATACCTTTGTCAGCTTCCGTGCCGTGGAATCGTCCAGCATAACCCCCGCCCATATATCGTCGGCAAAGGCTTCAAGGTCAACTGCCTTGTCAATCTCTTTCAGGAAATAGTCTGTTTCGGCAAGTAATACCTCTGCCACCTCATCCTCGATTTGCTTTGCCGCTTTCAAGGTCTTTTTGCTGGCAGCATATCCCTCGGCATCCAGAGTGTCCGCAAGGTCATCATCTTTTTTGGCGATATATGCGTCAATGGCTTTTATCAGGCTTTCGCATCCTTTACACATCGTCAGCCCTCCTGTCCTTGCTTCATCTCCTGCAACAGTCTCTTGATTTGCTTCAATACGGGAATAATGTCATCGTCGTTGTTGTCCTTGGCTTTTTCAATGGCTGCTGCCATACTTCCAAACAACCCCGCAAAGCCCTCTGCACCCGCCGTAGAGCCTTTTGAATAAGCAAGGGGTATTTCTCCCCATTCTTCGGGATAATCCTCGGAGACCTCGCCCAAGGCTTCGAGAGCAATCTGCTTTGCCTTGTTCGGTGTCAAACCTCCTGCGGTATTACAGATGGTGAGTATCTTCACAAGGTCATCGGGGTTGCTGATGTCAGGCTCTAAAAAATACGCCTCCACATACTGGAAACCAAATTCGTTGAGCAGCTTGTTATTGATAACCCACGCAAGGGATTTTCTTTCGGGCTGGAATACCTGTTTTTCGGTAACCTCCATCGCCGTCTGTGCTGTTGCTCGGTTGAAGTCTGTCGTATATCCTACATACAAATCGGGCAAAAGGAACGCACTCTGCACTTTACGTCTGCCGTTGTCAAGGTAACCCTGAAACAACTCATCTGTCTGCAACATCCCCGCAAGGTCTTTAATCTCAATGTCGGGATGCTTCTCGCCCTCGAAATCAAGAGCATTGTCTGTGCTTTCCGTTTCCAGAATAATAAATGCGTGTTGTCCTGCCGCACCCTTGATGTCATTCATATACGCCTGTAACTTCGTGAAACTCTCATCGGTCAACGTGCCGCCCTTAATCATAATCATAAGGGGAGTGTGTCTGCCGTTCTCAAAATAATTATTGTTCAAGAACTCGGCTTTTCGTGCTCCATCTACCGACAAGACTTGTCCTATCCAGCGGACTTCGCCGTATGGCTCTGTGCCGATAGGAAACTCAATAATTTCGTTTGCCTGATACTTCACGTCCAGACTTTCCACATATTCACCGCTGCGACTGTCCATAATTCGCTTGTCTCCAAACTCTTTGAAATAAACAGTCTTGCCGCCGCTCTGCTGTCGGTACTTCATAAACTTTTTGGGGCGTTTCTCGATACGTCCCTTGTACCAGAACTCGGCATCCTGATACGGCTCTAACGGTCTTGTCTTTGTCATTGCCGCTGTATCTTTTACAAACTCAATCTGGGAAACCTCACCGCCAACGTTTCGGATAACTTCCAAATAAGCGATGCCGTATGTCTCCCTCGCCTCGATAATATCCTCGAACACCTCCTTGGTGTCCATATCAAGGTTAAGTAATTCGATAAGCTCCTGTGCTCTCGTGAACTCCGCTGCCATCTCTGGCGTTTCGTCCACGTCCTGCTTGTACCTGATACCAATACCAAAGCCAGGAATGTTGTTTCGGTATGCCCTCGCACACTGCGGGAGGATTGTGGACTGGCTCACCATTGTTTTAAGCCCTCGCATATCAAAAGGAGGGGTAAGCCAATCGCCAGCATTTCGTGCCTCGTCAGGATTAAGCTGTGTGGGGCTTAATGCCTTTTCGACGATTGCATTCCTCGGTTGCTCTGCTCCCTTAATCACTCGTACACCCATCGGCTGTGGCTTGGTTGTTTTCTTCTCACTCATAACGCCACCCCCTTATGTACTCGCACTCGTCAAAGCTGGGTGATTTTCCAGCTCGGCAATTACTTCGTTGATTTTCTCTATGACAGCATCATCCTCCGTCATACTCTTTACGGCTTCCAGCATCTCTATAATGGCTGCCATTTCTGCACCGCTAATCGTGCACACACCGCCATCGTAAACATCGGAAACATTAAAAGCAATCAAGGTAGGGTCATTGAGATAAATATAGGCAATCTCGTCCTGATAATATCCTATCTCACCGTCAGAGAACATCGCATAGTAACCGCCATCGTCTGTGCCAACATCAACACACACTTGGGAGAATTGTTCCGTCCTATCGCCGTCTGCCGCCTCTGGCACATCTTCACTGGTACTGCATCCAGCTAATGCCATAACAAGCAAAACGGCAAACAGCAACGATAAAATTCTTTTTGCTGTTCGCATCATTCTTTGCGTGCTCCTTTCTTCTTGGTTTTTACTGGCAAGCATAACAAAAGCAAACAGTCAGCCTCGTCAGGGCTGTTTTGTCCTCTTTTCTTGACTTCCTTTTTGCTCTCAATTCGCAGCTTGCTCTGTTCCGTAATCACATAACGTCTTGTGGAAAGCTGTGCCACAAGGTCGTTATCGTCGGGCAATATCAATTCACACGGCTTCTGGCTTCCGTCGTCCTCATCATACGTTGACAGTAATCTCTTAACGACAGACATCATATACGTCGTGCTATCGTAATAATGCTTATGCTGAATACGCTGTCCGAACTTCACAGGGATAACGTCCAGCCACCAGAAACGTTCTGGGTTGTTCCTCTTGATTTGTCTCAATCGGTCAACAACGCCACCACCTACGCCACCGTCGTCCACCTTTACAGGGATTGTGTCTTGCCAGTTGTATTTCTTAATCAACATTTCGCCACAAGCCACAATATCGTCGGCAGTCCTCATTGTGTCCTGCCCTCTCCGCTTCTTGTAGAACTCCACTTTTTCATCGACCTTGTAACCGATGCAAGTCTTATCATCTCCAAAACGTGCAATATCCGCACCGATATGGAGCAAAAGCGGGGATTTTCGGGGAGAATATTCTGTCATAATGGACTGTTCGCATAGCGACAACGGGATAAAAACATCGTCCTGTGCTAACGGGAAGTCGCCCGCTACACGCACTCGGAATATATCACTGTCCTCGCCATACATATTGACAATCATATCGACATAATCTTGCGACACTCTTGACGATTTTCTTCCGTCAATGTGTATCGCCTTATAGCTGCCCCTGTTCTTGTTGTGGCTGTCATAAAAGAAACCGCTCAACTGGGTAGGGTTGCCGCACATCAAAAGTCTTGCACCCGCTGTTGACAACGAGCCAAGTACAGGCTCGAATATCTTATCATCAACGCCCGATGCCTCATCTATGATGTACAGCACGTGTTCGGCGTGGAAACCCTGCAAAGCATCTGGCTTCGTGGCTGTTCTCGCAACCGCAAACCATTCTTCGGGGTGTCCTCTCATATACAGTTTTTCGTGTGTCCAGACAAGTTCCTTTTCCAGCAATTTATTGTTACGTCTCCATTTGTTCACCTCTGCCCAGAGAATGTCAAATAACTGGTGCTGAGTTGGAGCTGTACAAGGAATTTTCGGAAACGGTCTTGTCAGCATAAACCAAATTAAAGCCCACGCCTCGACTGCACTCTTGCCGACACCGTGTCCACTTCGCACAGATGTCATTTGGTTAACGACAAGGCTGTTCAATATCTCTCGCTGGTCTGCATCAGGAGTTGCCCCGATAACATCCTCAACAAAAGCAACAGGATTGTTCGCATAAAATTTTATTGCTTTACTCGGTAGCATCGTCATCGCCCTCCCGTCCTTTTTCATACGCTTCGAGAATGGCATCCACCAAAGAGCCTGACTGCTCCTGTGCGGCTGCTGCCGCTGCTGCTTCGACTTCCTGTTTGTGCTTGAACTCCTCTTTGCGTTGCTTCAATTCCTGTTTACGCAATTCCGTCTGCGGATTTTCTCCCATAACATCACGTAAAAACGTGGCTGCTGGTACGCTTCCTGCTGCGGCTTCCTGTACCATTGCCACAATGACCGCCATTTGGTAGGTCGTATCTTCCTCGGCTATTCCCAGCAATTTCATTTTCTTGGCTATCGCCTTGGATGCTGGCATATCCATAAGCATTTTTGCAGCACTTTTCATCGTCCGTTTTTTTCGTCTGGTGGCACCGCTGGCGATACCACCCTTGCGGGCGATTTCTCGTACTTCCTCCGTGCTTCGGCTCTCAAAGCCTTTGCCCTTTAGATTTTCCTCATTCGCCACCGTCACCACCTCTCAATCGTTATTCGCAGACGATGTTATGCCTCAAATAAAGCATACGTCTTTGCGGTCTTTCATTGATTGGCTGACAAACATATTCGGTGCTGTCATCCTACACGGGATGTCGCACATCTCCATATTTGTACCCGCCGCTGCCTTTTTCTCCATAATGTCATCATCGAGTATATGCCCGACAATCTGGTATGGCTTATGGCAGCAATACATAACCTCGCCTCGCTCATTTATTGCAATCTGTGCCCATTGTGCGGTGCAATCCTTTTCCCGCTGGTCCAGTAATTGCCACTTGAAATTGAGAACTACACGGCTGTCCTGTTCCGCAAGCTCTCGTATAACCTCCACAACCGCCGCTGCTTCGGTTTTCTTTTCTTCGGTGGTATAATACTTGCCCGCCGTGCTTTCAAACGGTCTAAACGAAATGTAGTCCACGTCAAGGTCTTTGTTGGCTTCATAGAATTTCCGCACGTCATCTACCGACTGTGCCAGCCACTGAATGCCCAGTTGCGTTTTCGGGCTGTTCACTCTACGCCACGCCGCATATTGCCTGATGTTCTCCTTGACTTGCTCGTACTTCCTTACGCCTCGGCATCTCTCGTAACTGTCCTCGTCATAACCATCGAGAGATACTTTCAAATAGTCAGGCTTAAAATACACAAGGTTGTTGAAATTGGTATTGATACCATAATGCAGCTCGTTTTCCTCCAACCAGCTTGTGATTTTCTCAAAGTCTGGGGCAAGGGTAGGCTCTCCACCTCCCGTCAGGATAAAGCCGAGAACGCCGATAGAACGCATCTTATCTGCGTATGTGATAAACTCATCGGCTGTCATCGCTTTCGCCCCGCTGTCCAGCTCCCACCGCCTGTAAGTGCAATATGGACATTTGTTGTTGCAGTAATTCGTTAGGAATATATCTGCTGTAATTGGCTTTTGCTCTCCCACAATCCTATCGAGATGGGAGAACATCTTATCGCCAGCAATACTACTCATTGCTCGTTACCATCCTTTCGATATTTTTCGTTCAAAATCTTCGGTGCACAGCTCTCCCAATCTATCCGATGATGTATTCTTTTATGCTTCGTGTACATCATCCCGACCTGAACGGCTGACGGCATACTCATAATCGCATAAAACGTTTTCAGGTACGTGCCGCCCTCTTTATATGCACTCGTCATACCTCCCGACAATGATTGTGTCGGTAACTGGATGACTGCAAATGCCGTAAACGTCAAAAACAGATGCCCTCTGCTACTTAACGTTGTGTAAGTAACGACATCCTCATTCATCGTCCCTCGGAACTGTATCGGCTTATCGGTCCTGCAAAAGAAACTGTTCATAGCCTTTCGCAGTAAGCCCTTTTTGAAATTACCTCCCTGCACACCTCCAACAAAGTCGCCACCTTGTGCAAACGCTACGGTGTCTGCTTTGCTCGTGTCAAGGAAGTCCAGCATATCCTCGAATATACGGTCAAAATCTCTAACAGCTTTATATCGCAACGCTGTTCCGTCCGCATATCGGTAGTCAATGCTCTTGTAATCATCATCGAGCATCAGGAAATACGTCAGCCCAAGCTCTGCTGCTATCCTCCAACTTTCGTTACGGGCATATATAATCGCCCTGTGGTCGTTGAAGTTGTCCATTGTGTCGGCTCTGTCGTATGCTTCCTGCTTATTGAACACGATTACGTGGTCTGCTCCGTAATTCTTCTCGTATAACTCCCTTTGGTCGTCCTCGTCGTCAATAATCAAATAATATCGTCCTGTATATCCTCCACGTTGAAGCGTTTTCATCGTGACCACATTGTCTGCTCGTCCGTGTGTCAGGATAAATACAGCAAAATCATCACGCATTCGCTTCACCTCCCGCTGCATATAGGGGAACTGGGGAGGCACAGTCTCCAGTGTGAGCTTGGAAAAATCCTTGACGTTTTCCGTGTCCACAATACCCCCCCCCGAATGGTATGTAGAACTTCCAGAACAGATTTTCCGCTTTCGATGCTACCGTCTTTAAGTAACTATCGCTGCACGTGCTTCCGTTCTTCCTGTTCCTCTTGATACTCATTTCTTTGCTGCATCTTACCCACCAGAGTTGGCATTTTGTTCCTGTCTTTTCCAATCTCTCGAACAACTTTTCCGAACAAATCTTATCGCCCTCTAAAACGATGTCTTTTCCTTTCGGGATAAGGCGAATGACTTGCTCTGCTATCTTCGGAATGTCTTTCCGTGATACTCTGTCTGTACCTTTCGTTCTGCTACCCTCAACAATGTATTTGCCTATCAAATAGCAGCTATCGCACTCCGCAACTGTTATTAAGTCCCTGAACTCTTTTAACGGCTGCCCGTGGATAAATTGATTGACAACGAATGATGTCTTGCCAGCACAAGACGGACCTACAATCAGGTGTATCATTCTTCGTCTCCGTCCTCCATCATATCCAGCACATCAGCCATCAGGGTGGCATAACCATTTGCAATGGCATCATCAACGTCGATAATAACGAGTGCTGATTTTTCCATAAGCCGCTGCATCTCTGGTGTTGCGTGTGCATAATACTCGGCAACATTCCTGTAATTGAAAACGTTATGTCTTTTCGCCGCTTCAATCAGGAACGCCTTTTCGTCATCGGACACGGTTGACTGCTCAATTTCCGCAATCAGCTCTTGTGCCTTTTCCGTGTCCAGCATCTCATCAATGGTCGGACATTCGCCTGTAATCTCATACTGTGGAATGTTTACTGCCAGCGTGTATTTGTCGTCTATCAAATCATCGCCCAGCTCGCTCTCGCCATCAAATCCGAACAGGCTCATATCCAGATTAAGAATTTCCTCCAATTCCTGTGCCAGAAGCTCCGCATCCCATAATGCCATTTCGCCCGTCTTGTTATCAGCCAAACGGAACGCCTTGATTTGTTCTTCGGAAAGGTCATCTGCCACAATGCAAGGAACTTCCTTTATGCCGAGGTGCTTTGCAGCCTTTACTCTGGTATGTCCTGCGATAATCACACCATCGGAGGAAATGACAATCGGCACTTTGAAGCCAAATTCTTTGATGCTCTCCGCTACATACTGCACAGCATCATCATTCTGGCGGGGATTTTTCTCGTAGGGGATGACTTCCGCTACGTCTTTATAAATTATTTCGATTTTGCTCATCGCTCTCGCTCCTATCTCCCCAAAATGGGGCATTTTGTCGTATAAAAAAGCCATCGCCTGTGCATTTTCGAGCATAAGCGATGGTCGTGTGCCTGAATATCATTTTACAGCATACATTATACCACACTTGAATATGCCCTGTAAATGCCCAAAAAATGCCCTGACTTACTCGTGCAGCTTTTCGATACCCTCTACCCCGAAAAGGAGCATTGTCAAATCTTCCACGGCTGCATCAACGTCCTTGTAAACGGTCCTTTTGTCGATATGCTCTCTCTCGGCAATATCATCTGCCCGTACTCTCACATCGACAAGGTAGAGTGCCTTAATAACACGCCAGTGCCTTTTGTCGTCTGGTCGCTTACTCCTGTTGCAGAACTTCTCATATTCTCCGAGCATCTTATTGACGTGCCTCATAATGATTTTTGTCTTTTCGGATGACTTCTTGATACTATCCACAAACACGGTGTCAGAATATCCCTTTGCGTTCATCATAGCCATATAGGCATAAAATTCGTCGTTTATTACATCTTCCGATTGCTCCTCCTCCCAGACGGCATTGGCATAATGACTGTTCAGGCTACGGTAATGCTGCAACAGGAGCTTTGTATTTCTCAACTGGCGATTATATACCTCGCTACGGCGTTTCTCCCGCTCTCTTTCAATCGCTTCGGCGGCAGCTTTCGCTCCAATCTCTGCACCCTTTGCTGCACCAATTTCGGCACCAAGCTCGAACGCCTTTTTGATTTTCAGGTCATAATCTGCCAGTATTCCTTTTTTCAACTGCTCAATAGCAGCTTGTACCATCTCGTCTGCTGTCATTTTGTCTTTGCCCATAATATAAATCGCTCCAATCTTTTATTACGGCTGTGCCGCTTATTTTTCCCCACCTCTCGGCAGGAAGTCTATGACACCCCGCACCTGATGTACCCTGTATTCGGGTATATCCGCTGGTGTCAGGTATTTTCTTCCGTATCTCTCTTTCATTTCTCGCCATACCTCCCACGGGATTTTGTAAAAACTATCAAAATCAAAGGAAACCAGTATAAAGCATTCTGCTCCCAACACCCGATGTCTTTCCAGTGCCTCCATCTGCTGTGGCAATACAACCGATTGCTGTATTCTATCGGCAGAGGTGAATTTTGCTTCAAATACCACCGAGCCGCCACCTTTTAACGTTCCTTTGAAGTCTGGCTGTGCTTTTTTTGTGTAGCAAGCCAAGAATTGCCCTTTGCCATTACTATGTCCGAGTGGCTTCATCGCCTCTGGCGTTTTGTCTATCTCTGCAACCCCAGCCTGTCGGTATTCCCGACAGGCTGCCTCAATCATCTGCTCGAAATATTGTCCTGCGGCTCTATTCCTTGCACCTGTAATGGCTGCGTTGTTCGCCCTCATCCGACCAGCCCCTTTTTCTGGGCGTATTCGGCAATTTTATAGGCTGTTGCACCTTTAACCCCTTTACACTCACCGTTGGCAAGTCCATTGAGTAATTCGGTAACCTTATCGCCCTGCTGCTTCTTGTCAGGCTCATTCTCCTGCTGAATAACCTTATCAGCATTTACTTTTTCGTTCATTCCTTAACCCTCCTTGTTAGGATTGCTGTCGGCAAACTCCACTCGGTCAGCCTGAATTTCTGTTGCCTTTCGCTTGTTTCCATCTTTATCGTCGTAATTACGTGTACGGATTTCGCCCTTGACGATGACTTTTCTGCCCTTTGCCAAATACTTCGACACAAACTCTGCCGTCTGTCTCCAAGCTACCACAACAGGGAAGTCTGCATCATCATCTTTCGTAGGTCTATCCACTGCCACAATAAAGGTGCATACAGGCACATTATTCGGGGTGTAGCGGAGTTCGGGGTCTGCGGTCAATCTGCCGCTGATAATAACGCTGTTCATTCTGCTTTGTTCCTCCTTGCTTTATCTTCCAGTGCTTCCAAATCCATTGTCGCCTCGCTCCGTTTCTTCCAGATGTTCCACAACCTCCAATTCGTCGGGGATAATCACAGGAAGAATAACGAGCTGGGTAATCTTGTCGCCAGCTTCAAGAAAAACGGTCTGCTTTCCGTGGTTATACAACTTTGCAACAATCGAGCCTGTATAACCGTAATCAATAACGCCCTCGGAAGTAATGCCGCGCTTCACATTCAGCCCGCTTTTACTTTTCAGCATTCCTACCGTGTTGGGAGGCAGCTCAATATGTACGCCAGTATCAATCGTGGCTGATGCTCCCGCCTTTATTGCTACATCATACGGTGTCATTAAATCCAGCCCTGCATCGGTTGCGTGTCCTCTCATGGGCATTACCGCACCGTCATCGAGTACAATTTTCATCTGCTGTCCTCCTGATTTTTCTACGGAAATGGCATCCCTCTGCCAGTTCCTCATACTTAGTGTTGAGTAGGTCAAGGTGCTGGATAATTCCATACGGTGTCAGGTCGTACTTTTCTCGAACCTCATCAGCCAGCTTTCCGTTTAATTCCTCAATACCGCATTCGACTGCTACGCTCATAGGCTCTGCCGTGCCGATTGCATATCCTAACTGCACTTCGCAATATTTCAGCACTCGGTTTTCGTCCAGCAAATCCCTCGCAATTTCTCTCGCCATATACGCAGCACTTCTGTCCACCTTGGTTGGGTCTTTGCCGCTGAAAGCTCCACCTCCAACGGGGCAGTAACCGCCGTACTGGTCGCACACAATCTTTCGCCCAGTTAATCCACAATCCGCTGCTGGACCTCCAAACGTCCACACACCAGCAGGATTGACCGTAATCTTTGCACCGCCTGTGTTTAATCCAGCTTGCTCGAAAATACTTCTGACGTGTTGCTCAATCTCCCATACGCCGCAACCCTCTTTATGGCATACGCTGACGAGAATTTCAACGAGGCTGCTTTCGTCTCTCGGCTTGTCAAGGTCAACCGTTACTTGGCACTTGGCATCGCCTTTGAGAATATCCCCGTTTTGCACATCTTCCTCGATGAGCCTGATAACTTCATTTGCCATTGCAAAGCCATAGGGGAGATAAGCCTGTGTATCTCTGCAAGCATAACCAAACATAATGCCTTGGTCGCCCGCTCCCAATTCTTCGCCAGACTTCACACCTCCCGCAATTTCAGGGGATTGTGTGCAAATCTGCTGGATGACTGTCTCCACCTTATAACCCAGCTTCTTGCCAACTCTCTTGGCTACCGCTGCATAGTCAACTTCTGCCGTTGTGGTAATCTCTCCGCACAGAATAACTGTCGTGCCCTTTACCATACATTCGCAAGCCACTCGGCTGTTTTTGTCCTCCATCAAGCAAGCATCCAAAATTGCATCGCTTATCTGGTCTGCATATTTGTCTGGATGGTATTTGCTCACCTGTTCCGTAGAAAATAATCGCATCGTTTTATGTCCTCCAATCTAATTTTTGCCCACACCATTTGCAGTGTGGTATATCAATATTACCGTGGCTCTGTTCGTGCCTGTCCAGAAACCTATTGCAATTCGGGCAAACGTAATACGCTCCTGTCTCACTTCTTTTCGGCTTCTTTTCCACACGTAATTGCAGTGCCTCCATACCCATTCGGCAAGCCTCGTTTACTGGCTCAATGCTTTCGTAATGCTCCCGATGCTCTGGGTTGAGAATTTCTATCGCTCGTTCATACGTCATCGCTTGTCCTCCTATATGGGGCAGCTATCGCCGCCCCTTTTCAGTGTTCCAGTAATCAGTTATCAGTGCTTCTTGTAATAAGCGGAGCGGAAACCGACGCCCGCGGCCGTAATCGCCCGACCAAGGGCCAAGTGCGTATAGAACACTCCCGCATACGTACCGTGGCTCCAGTAGCCGCCACGATACGGGAAACATTCGCCCTCGCTACTGTCAATGTAACAGTATGCGTTCGGCTCTCCTGCAAACAGTGCCAACTCCTGCAACCGCTCGGACTTGCAACAGATTTTCACGTTCTCCCATCTTGTTCCGTC